CCACCAGGAACTTATAAACTTGACACAGGCGTATCTTTTAGAGTTGAAGAAGAAGGTATTGTTGGTGAAGTTATAGAGTCAGAAACAGAAGAAGAAGATACTCCAAAAGAGGAAATGGCAGAAGAAGATGATAAAAAAGAATATGATGAAGAAGCAGATGTAGCTGATTGGGAAGGTATGGAGAAGCGTATCAAAAACTTAGAAGATGCAGTATCTGATCTAAAAAGAGAAATAGGAGAAACAGGAGATGTAGAAGAAATGTCAGAAGAAACAGTAGAAGAAACTACAGAACCATCTAAAAATCCTAAAACAATTAAAACAACTGAGGTAGTTGAATTTTCAGCAGAAGATGAAATTAAAAAACTAAAAGCTGAGAACGAAAAACTTAAAACAGAATTAGCAGAAAGTCCAGCGGATGCACCTGTTAATACTAATAAATTTAGTGCAGATAAACCAGCACTAACAAGAAAACAATATAACAAACTTTCTAAACAAGAAAGATTTTTATACAACTTAAATAAATAATAAACTAAAAAAAAATTAAAAATGGCGTTTACTACAACATCAAATTTTGCAGGTAAAGCAGCTGGATTTTACATTTCAGCAGCATTAAAAGAAGCAAAATCATTAGACTACTTAACTTTGATAGAAAATATTAAGTATAAGTCAAACATTCAAAGAATGGCAGGTTCAGGAGTAGTTGCAGATGCAACTTGTGACTTTACAGATGCAGGTACATTAGCACTTACTGAAAAAGTTTTAGAACCTAAAAATTTACAAATTAACCTTGACTTGTGCAAGAAAACTTTACTAGATTCATGGGAAGCGTTACAAATGAGAGCAGGAGCAGGAGCTCCACCTCCAGCATCTTTTGATGATTATGTTATTTCTTACATGGGTGAGATTATAGCACAAGCAACAGAAGAAAGCATCTGGGAAGGAACTGCAGTAGCAGGTAAATTTAACGGATTCTTAGGAGCAGCAACAGGTTACTTATTACCAGGTGTTGATGCAACAGTTATTCAATCTTCAGCTTCAGCAGCTTATACTGCAGCTAACATTATTGCTAATTTACAAACTTTAACTGCTGATATGGCAGCTAATGTACCAGCTATATTAGGGAAAGATGATTTACATATATACATGAACAACAAAACATATGCTTTTTATATTTCAGCAGTATCTACATTAGGATATGTTAATGCTTACAATATGAATGGAGATTATGAACCTGTATTTGAAGGATATAAGATAGCAGTATGTCCAGGTATGGCAGATAATCAATTAGTAGCAGCAGAAAAGTCTAATTTATTTGCAGGGACTGACCTCTTAAGTGATAGTACTCGTATAACGCTTTTAGACCTCGCTAACCTAAATGGGAGTGATAACATGAGGTTAGTTGCAAGATACTCTATGGGTGTTCAAACAGGAGTTGGAGCAGATATAGTAAGACAATCATAATAATACTAAATAGGGGGTTTAATTACCCCCTGTTTTTAACTTTTAAAACAAATTAAATATGGCATGTACAGCATTAACTAAAGGACGTGGATTGACTTGCGACAGAATCGCAGGTGGAGTCAAATATATTTATTTTGGAGTTTATGATGATTTCAATGCATCAGCATCAACAGGTGAAGTATTAGGTACAGGTATAGTAAGGTCAGCAGGTGAAATTACCGACATAGAAATGGCTACATCAACAGGATTATATCGTTATGCTTTACCACGTGGTGAATCTAGCTTAACAGAAACTATTGTAGGTTCTACAGAAGCAGGAACTATTTTTTACACACCTCAAATTTCAATGAAATTAAATCAACTTACTAAAGAAGATCAGAATCAATTGAGATTATTAGCTATGTCAAAAGTAGTAATATTTGCAGAACTTAATCAATTAAATTCAGCAGGTAAAAACGTAATACTTTGTATGGGTGCTGAAAATGGAATGAGATTAAATAGTGGTACTAATTTAAGTGGAGCAGCATATGCAGACCATAATGGTTATTCATGGACATTTGATGGCATGGAAGAAACTCCAATGTCAACTGTTGCAGATTATACAACTAATCCATTTGACAATACTGCATTTACAAATGTATCTATAACGATATCATAACTTCTTGACACTTTAAGTGTTTTTTATATATTTTCTTGATTAAAGGGCTTTAAATAGCCCTTTTTTCTTTTCTAATACAAATAAATTAACCGTTTTTCTATTATATAGTATGATACATACATCTATCACAAATCCAGAATCAGAAAATGAGGTTTATATATCTACAGAAGATAACAGGATAGATACAAGCGTACCTAGTAGCCAGGTGCAATTGCTATTTGAAATTACTAATGATATGGGAGAAACTTATACAGTTATCCCATCAACATCACCTGTTACTTATACAAAATCTCAATATACATATCCTACAAAATATGATATTTATGATAGATATACTAAGGTAACATTAACAGCGTCTGAAAATTATGTTGCTGCAAATGTATTTACAGGTAAATTTTTAGCAGTTTCTCCAGGATATTTTTATTATAAAGTGTTTGAATGTACAACAACACATTCAGGAGCAATAACACCTGCCTGTAATAATATGCCTAATAATTCAAGCGGTAAAATAGGAAGATTAGATGTAACAGATATTGCAGGTACTGTTATATATACATTAGACTTAACAGGAAAGAATGATGTTTACGAAAAATCTTTTACAAATTTAAGTGCACAAATATATCCTATGAAGATATATAATAGTTGTAATGACCTTATAGTAGATTCTTCTTTTGTAATAAATACGGAAACTGCACAAACAGATGGTACAAGATATATGGAAATTAAGAACGTAGTACAAACATCTACAGGTATAACATTTGATATAAAATCTAATATGCCTGCTGGACATTCTTATTCATTTACTCAAGGTACAGGTTCAGAAACACAGATAACTAATATTACAACTAAACCACAAACAACATCACACAGTTTTGCTCAGGTAGCAAATCCAACAACATCAGCAAATTTAGTAACGTTAAAAGCATATGACGCAGCAGGAGGAGCAACAGGAGGAGGATCAGAAGTAGGAGGAGGTCAGACAATCGTTTTAAGACCTGTAAAGGAAACATCTAGCTATTATGGTATAGCACTACCATTAGCGACTAATAATGTCTTAAACAGCACCGTAGGAGCTGAAATAGAAAAGGGTAATTCTTTTGTTACCGCAGTTTATGGTACAAGTACAGCTACGACTAATGCTGATTTTTATGTATTACAAGGAATGGTAGAACAAGGAAAAATGTATGTAACGCAAGAATCGGAAACATTTAAAGAAATAAAATATACACAGTATGTAGAAGATGTGGAGGAGCAGCACGTGTATAATCAAGCATATGATTAATAAATTAATAAATAAATAAAAATGATAGAAAACGTACAACAATTATTAACAGAACAATTAGGGAAAAACGGAAGTACCGAAATATTTACTACAGCAGCACAAACAAGTAAAGATTATTATGCAGTATATTTCCCTGTAACATCAGTGGTATCAGCAATTACAGTAGCAGATGCAACAGGTGAAAGTGCATTACAAACGACACTCCCAGCTGGTACAACTTTGTTTATGAACGTGACCGCAATTACACTTACATCTGGAATTGGTATTGGTTACCATGAAGGAGCAACTACATAAGATATGTTGGCATTAAAATTAGGACTTAGTTTAAATAACACTAATGGAGCGTTACTTAATAGTAATACTTATTCATTAGATTTTAATGGTAGTACGCAAGATGCAAATTTAAATAATGTTGCTAATAATATAAATGTAAGCCAAGGAACAGTATCAGTATGGGGAAAATTAGATAGTGTATCAGCTAATGCAACTGCAATTAAGTTTAGTGTAACAGGAGTTACTGCTGCACAAAATAATGCAGAAATATCATATTTAAACAGTACATCAAAGACAATATTTAAATATAAGGGTAATAATGTTACTAAGCAAGTAGAATCTACAACCGCTATAGAAAATGACGGTAAATGGCACCACTTTGCATTAACTTGGGATACAGATGCAGATGAGGTAAAAGGTTTTTTAGATGGTGTATTAGTAGGAACCGCAACAGGTTTAGGGCAAATGACTACTATGTCTGGAGGTAATGTATTTTTAGCTAGGAATAGTATTAATACTAACTCTTATTGGAATGGACATTTAGATGAAGCAGCTATGTTTACAAGAGTTGTTCCTATCGGTGAGTTATATATAGCAGGACAACAACCTGTTAATCTAACAGGATCATCTGGATTGATAGGATATTGGCGAATGGATGAAGGCACAGGAACATCTATAGCAGATAGTTCTGGAAATGCTAATACAGGAACTTTAACTAATGCTCCAACATGGAGTACAGATACACCTTAATTATGAGAAAATACGTTATTTTAAATACAAGCGAAATAGAAACAGTAGATTTTAGCAAATTAAAAACTACAGAACCTAGATACAATGTAGATAGAACAGAATTTATTGTATCATATGAGGGAGAAACACCCGATTTTTTACAAGACAAAACAACCTATACTAATTCAGAATTGCTTATAATTGTAAATGACATTAGCAATAATTGGTATAACGAAGAAAATTAAATATGAAAGAAATTATTAATATTAACTTAGGTACAGAAACTGCTCCACAAGTACAAGAAGTACGTGGTAAGGACTATATAGAATATGGTACTGATAATTGGAAAAACTTATACCCACAGTTTCTTATAGATCTTTATTACAATTCTAGCACAAATGCAGCTATTATCAACGCAACTGCTGAAATGATAGCTGGTGAAGATATTGTAATAGATGATGAAGATGAACGTAATTTAGATGCTATTGTTAAGTTAAAGCAATTTATGGCTGAACCTAATTCTAATGAAACTTTACATGAGTTAATTAAAAAGGTAGCATTTGACTTTAAACTACAAGGAGCATTTGCACTTAACATTGTATGGTCAAGAGATAGAACACAAATAGCAGAAATATATCACGTGCCTGTAGAAAAGATTAGATGTGAACGACCAGATGAAATGGGTAAAGTTAAAGGTTATTATATAAGTGCAGATTGGGCAAATACAAGAACTAACAAACCTTATAGAGTACCAGCATTTAATTCTAATGATAGAACATCAGCTAATCAAATTTTATATAGTGGTTTGTATTCACCTAATATGAATGCTTATTACACACCTGATTACCTTGCTGGTAATAATTGGAGTTTAATTGATCAAAAAGTATCTGAATATCATCTTAATAATATAACAAATGGGTTTAGTGGTTCTTATTTTATATCTTTTGCGAATGGTGTACCTACACAAGAGGAACGATTTCAAATAGAGCAAAGTTTAACAGATAAATTTACAGGTAGCCAATCAGCAGGTCGTTTTGTACTTACATTCAGCGAGGATAGAACTAGAGTACCAGAAATAACACCTATTACTATGGATAATGCAGATAAGCAATATCTTGCATTACAGGAACTTTTAGTACAAAACATACTTACAGCTCACCGAGTTACAAGTCCTATGCTTATGGGTATTAAAAACGATACAGGACTAGGTTCTAATGTAGATGAACTTAATGCAGCAGGAAATTATTATTTAAATACAGTTTGTATGCCTTATCAGAATCATATCATTAAGGTACTTAGAAGATTGTTTAGAGTTAATAATATGGATATGCCTATTAGTTTTGTACAGATTAAACCAATTACTTTAGACTTTACATCAGAAGATCTTAAAGCAGTAATGGAACAAGACGAAATAAGAGAACAATTAGGGTTGCCACCTTTGAATGAAGAAGTAGAAGTAAGAGAGGATTTTGCTAAAGTAGGTAATATTGATGGTAAACCTGTATTTGATACTAAAGAAGAAGCATTAGCACAAGCTGAAAAGATGGGGTGTGAAGGTTATCACGAACACGAATACGAAGGTAAGACGGTTTATATGGCGTGTGAAAGTCATGATGAAGCTATGGGTTTTGAGAATACAGAACTATCTAAATTTATAGAAGAATATGGAGAGGATATACCAGAAGATTGTGAATTAATACATGAAGAAAAAGTAGAAGATGAACACGTTGATTTTGATTTTGAACATATATTAAATGATGTTGCAAATGAAAAGGTAGAACTAGCTAAAACAGGTAAAGCATTACCTGGTAGAAAATCAGAACAAGATGGTATATCTAAAAAGACTTATGATTATTTTAGAGTAAGATATGTATATACAGAAGATAATTTTTTAGTAAATAAGACAGGACAAAGAAGAAAGTTTTGTAGACAAATGATGGGTGCAAAAAAACTATATAGAAAAGAAGATATAATAAGAATGTCTGATATGGTTGTAAACGATTACTATTACAGTAAGAATAAGAAAAAAAATGTAGGTTGGGGAGCTAAAGGTGCTTTAAAATATTCAATCTGGTTATACAAAGGTGGGGGTAATTGTCAGCACTTTTGGTTAAGACAAATATATAAAACTACTTTAGGAAAATCTAATACAACTAAAATAGAAGATGCAGATCTAATAGGATATACTAAAGCTAGAAGCGAAGGTTTTACTGCTGAAAAAAATAGTGTATTAGTAGCAAAACCACCTAAAAGAATGAAGAATAAAGGATTTTTAAAACCAAGATAAACTATGGCAACAGCATTATTTGTATCAGAAAATATGTTAAAGCAAAGTACCGCTATTAACATGAACGTATCAACAGATTTGATACTACCATACATTATTCAATCACAAAAATTATATTTAGAACCAAAACTTGGTACTGAATTATATAATGAAATTAATGATGAGATTGTAGCTGCTAATGTAAGCACAAACAACAAAACATTATTAAATGATTACATATCACCAATGCTGGTTAATTGGGCATTTTATCATGTTATACCGTTTTTGCGTTTCCGTGTAGAAAATGGCAACATCTATAGTAAGACATCAGAAACAGGAAATGCGTTGAGTACAGAGGAAGCACAACACCTTAGAGAAGAAATAAGAAATACTGCTGAATATTATACGGAACGTCTTATTGAATATATAAAAAATAATACATCTTTATATCCAAAATATTCTACTAATAGTGGTGCAGATATTTCACCAGATTCTAATGCCTACTATAATGGCATGAATCTTGAAAGACCTAATCAACAAGGAACTAAATTAACACTTAGAAATTTCTTAACATCTGATTTAACATAATGAAGAAATATTACAAAGTAAAAGAAATAAATAAAACTAAATTAAAATCTTACATAAAGAGTAAGGATAATAATAATAAGAATGAGAGAAATACAAGACACAGCACAGGTAGCACTCGCTAATGGTACTGCAATAGGTATATCGTTAGTTGAGGCAAATGAGATATTGACGTTTATATCCTTAATTTTAGCAATAGGATTTTCAATTTATAAATTTGTGAAATATGAAAAAAAGAAAGCTCAATAGTAACAATCCTCGTTATATTAAAAATACTCAAGAGGTTAAAACTCGTCAAGAGTTTGTACATGAAGTTAAAGGGGTTAAGGTTTACAAACTATACTACCTCTAATTTGGACTTAAAGTATTTTAAGCTATCAGAATTTGATTGTCCTTGTTGTAAGGATTCAGGCAAAAAAATGGATAAGGCGTTTCTTGAAAAGCTAGATTATGCTAGACATAATGCAGGAATCCCATTTACAATAAATAGTGCCTATAGATGTGAAGCGAGAAATACCCTTGTTGGTGGTCGTGTAGGATCAAGCCACAAAAAATTTTTAGCAGCAGATATAATGTGTATAGGTAGTAGAGATAGAGCATTAATTATAAAATCTTTATTAGAAGTAGGTGTAACACGACTAGGTATAGCAGATACTTTTATACATTGTGATGTTGATAAAGATAAAGACCAAGATGTTTTTTGGCTCTACAATTAATTAAATTTGAATATTAACTAAATTAAATAAAATGAACGAATTATTAAAAAACTTTCTAATCGGTAAAATTTTAAAATCTAAAAAAGCATGGTATACTATAGCAGCTATTTTAGTACAGTTATTACATGAATCATTTGGATTAAATCCAGAAGATACTACAGCTATATTACATTCTTTAATCGCCCTTGTTATTGGTCAAGGATTAAGTGATAGTGCTAAAAAATAATAGATATAGATTAAAGCCGCATGAAATAGCGGCACTTAAAAGAATGAGGGAAACCGAAACTAGGAACGTTCTAGTTATCGGTGACCTTCATGAACCATTCTGTTTAGATGGTTATTTAGATTTTTGTATTGAGCAATACGAAATTTGGAACTGTAATGAAGTAGTTTACATAGGCGATATTGTCGATAACCATTATAGTTCTTTTCATGAGATAGATATTGAAGCTGAATATACAGGTAAGCAAGAACTTGAAGTAGCTATTAAAAGAATAGCACGTTGGTATAAAGCGTTTCCAGAAGCTACAGTAGTATTGGGTAACCATGATAGAATGATTATGCGTAAAGCACAAACATCATTAATACCAAGTAAATGGATAAAATCTTATAAAGAAGTATTAGAAGTTCCCAATTGGGAATTTGTAGATAGATTAGTAATAGATGGTGTACAATATATTCATGGTGAAGCAGGAACGAGCAGAAGTAAGTGTCGTGCTGATATGATGAACACAGTACAAGGTCATTTACATACACAATGCTATATAGAACATTATGTAGGTCAAAACTTTAGAGTATGGGGGATGCAAGTAGGTTGCGGTATTAATCATGATAGTTATGCTATGGCTTATGCTAAACGTGGTAAGAAGCCGTCTATTGCCTGTGGAGTTGTTCTTGGTGGTACTACACCTATAAACCTTTTAATGCCCTTATAATGAAACCTAGGCATCAATTACCGATTATTCTAGTAATAATGCTTATATTAATACTAGCCGCCTCTTTTATATAAACATTCTTAACATTTGAATTGTTAATAACTTTGATAATAAAGTTGTGAATAAGTAATTTATTTTGTTGTATATTTGCAGTATAAATAATAAAACAAAGAGAATTATGAAAAAAAATCAATTTAAAGTTATCAATAGAGTAACTAGACAAGAACAGGTATTTAATTCAGAAGAATTAAAAAGATTCTTTACTGCTGAATGGTGTAAAGAAACGAAAACAATTATCTATAAAAATAATTGGAGTGATTATGCTATAAGCACTATAAAAAAATCAGATACATTATTTAATGTTATAATGGCGGTATTTGGAACAGGATTAGTAATTTGTTTAACTAAAATAATTATGCTTTATGTTATACGATAATTGGAAACTAAGTAACCCTATAGATGATGGGGAAGGATATGATATGGTGAGTAATTGCTGTGGTGCACTTTTAGATGAAACAGAAGAACGTTGTTTAGATTGTAAAGAAGGTTGTGTAGCAATAGAAGATTACGAATACGAGGCTATACAAATGGAGCACTATTTAGAAGATAGAGCTGATGATGAAAGACTTGAAAGATTAAGAGGTTAGAATTGTTTACCTTAAAAAAACAATTAAATTTAAAATATATAAAAATGGGATTATTAAAAACTAGTAAAGTAAAAAATGTACAATCAAATGGTACATGGGAAGGTAAATTCGGTTTAATGTACAAATTTGAAGTAGAAATGGAGGATGGTAATGTAGGTGAATATTCATCTAAATCTAAAGAACAAGATAAATTTGTAGTAGGTAAAGAAATGGAATATGAATATGATGGTGGTAAATTTCCTAAAATAAAACCGCATTACAATAAAGGTAATTTTACAGGTGGATTTAAAGGTAATGATGATAGACAAAGAGCAATAAATAGGTGGGCTGGTTTAGGTAGAGCAATAGATTATTTAGGTGCTGCAGCTAGTGAAGAACAATTATATAAACAAGCAGAAACATTTATAGAGTGGGTAAATAAAACAGAAGTAAATACTGATAACAAAAAAGACGATTTACCCTTCTAATATATAAGGGGGTTTATGATCATTATATTTATTAACCGAGCAGTTATACTTTGTAAAGATTATTCCCCCCTTATTAATTTCTAAAAATTTAATTATGTCAGAAACTGAACAATTTATACAGATTTGCAACTTAACCACAAAAGTATTAGAGTTACCAAAAGATTGCTTATCATTACAATTAAGAGATAGACCAATAGCATTAGGTAGAGAGATAGCAGGTTATATAGGTTTAAAAGAAGGTATTAAAAGGAATATAGTGGCTAAAGTTTTAAAAAAACATAGAACAGCTACATATCATTATGAGAGAAACCATGCTGATTGGTTTAAGTGGTACAAACCTTACAGAAATGCTTATATTAAAGTAATGAGAGCTTTTAGGAATATTGAAGATAATAAAAAACAATTCATTGATAAAAAACATCTTAAATATTTTATTCAAGATGAATTAGGATTAAAGAATAGTAAAAAACCAGAAGTGTTAGTAACAATAAATTCGGGTAATTTAAATTATTTACTTTTGTCAGATTGTTTTAATTTTAGCAAACAAATGGAAATATTAAAAAATGCTTTAAAAGATTATAAGCATAAAATAACTTATGAAACATATGAAAGATAAACCTAATTATTATGCTATAATACCTGCTGATGTAAGGTATTCTAATTTAAAACCTAATGCAAAACTCTTATATGGAGAGATAACAGCATTAAGTGGAAAGCTAGGGTACTGCTATGCATCTAATAATTACTTTGCTGATCTTTATGCAGTTAGTAAAAATACAGTAAGTAGGTGGATAAGTGATTTAAATAAATTAGGATTTATAAATATAGAAGTAGAACGTAATGAAAAAAAACAAGTGATCAAAAGGAGGATAGGTATAATCCAAAAAGATGATAGGGCTATATACAAAATGAGCAAAGAGAATACTACAAGTATTAATAATACAAGTAATATAAATATATCTAAAGAAAAATTTATTTCTGAGGTTATGAGTTTTGATTATCCAAAAGATATGTTAGAGGATTTTATAAACTATTGGACAGAAGGAAAAAAGAAAATGAGATACCAAAAGCAAAATACATTTGAAATAAAATTACGATTATTGCGTTGGGCAAAAAATCAAAAGAAGTGGGATAAACCAAAACAAAAAACATCAAAAATTGATAGTCAATTAGATGAATATTTAAAAGGAAAAGAATTATTATGAAAGCAATAAAAGATTATAGTTTAAAAGAACTAACTAATAAGGTATATGATTTAGTTAGTTTAACCTCAGTAGAGATAGGTCATAGAACTGATGGAAAAACAATGGCAGCATTATCTAAAATATTTGCTAATGATTTACAAATAGAAAATAGATTCAATAGATTAACATTTAATCAGATACAAGACGCTTTTAGATTAGGTGTTAGATTTGCTAAAGATGAGCCATTTTTAAATATAAGAACTTTTTACAAATGGGTTTATCAGCATAAAAAAGAACGAGTAGATGCGGCATATTACGAGGTACATACTTTGAATAAGAATCCTAAAGAAGTACCATATTATCAAGAACCTAAAAAATTATTAAAATGAAAAAAGAAGAAACAGCTCCATTACAATTACTATTAAATGCACTTGATGTAAATAGAAAGAATTTTGAAAAGATAAGTTGGCAAGAAGAATTTATAAATTATATACAAAAAAAGAATATAAAATTATATAAAGAAGCTAGAAAATATGCAGATGACTTAGAAGCTGATGGTTATTGGACAAAAGAAGAAAAACAAAAATGGGGAATGAAATGAAAACAAAAGAAGAAATTAAAAATCTATTAACTAATGATTCAAGGCTAAGAGATAGTGATGCAAAAATGATTGCTAGATTCTGGACTAATGAATTAAAAAGAAAAGATATAGATACAAAAGACATTACTGCACATGAATTTTTAACAATGTTTGCCACTAATAAATTGCATAATGTAGAAGGACTTACAAGGATGAGAAGAAAAGTCCAGGAAGAAAATGAGCATCTAAGAGGGAAGTTCTACAAAGATAGACAAACAACTCAACAGGATAAAATGAAAGCTAAATTAGGATATAATATCCATATGTCTTGTCAATTACCTAAAAAATAATGCCTACTAAAAAATCTATAAGCAAATTAAAAAAAGAACTAGATAAATGGTTTAGTTTATATATAAGACTAAGAGAGGCAACAGGACAAGGTATCTCTCAATGTTTTACTTGCGGTAAAATAGATCATTATAAAAAACTACAATGTGGACACTTTCAAAGTCGCAGACATCATGCAACAAGATGGAATGAGTGGAATTGTCAAGTCCAATGTGTACGTTGTAATATGTTTTCAGGTTCAGGTGAACAATGGAAGTTTGGTATGAATTTAAATGCAAAGTATGGTGATGGTACTGCTAACGAACTACAATTTTTAGCACAAACAACTATAAAAAGAATAAGAGTAGAATATGAAGAAGATATACGTTATTATAAATCTATTGTTGAAAACTTAAAAAAAGAAAAAGGATTAGATTGATAATTTTTATATCTTTGAATTATGTCTAAAATCATCTATGCAAACAAAAAGCACCAGATAATAATAGAGCAGTATATTATGTTATTAAAGGAATTTGCTAGAGATGTTGCTAATGATACAAGATGGAAGAATTATAAAGAGATCTTTGAAATAGTAATTGAATATCACAACAACTACGGAAAGGGAGCAAAGGAGCAGAACTATTGGGATTGGCTAATGATATTACCAATTAATTTAGCAGTTATGACAAATGGTTTTTTAGCAGGTATAGAAACAAAAGGAAACAAAACAGTAGTAAATTCGTATAAGTTGCTTTTGAATGAAATGTTGCAAGATGTTGTAGATAAGTTAGAAAAGATAGAACCTATCAATGAATGATATATATAAAATAGTATCAGACTTATATCCAAAATTCAAAGAAATGGCATTTGGTATATGTAAAGATGAGAATGAGATAAATAATGCTGTACAGGAACTTATGCTCTATTTCCTCCAGATGTCGCCAGAAGTATTATCATCAATATATGAAAAGGATGGAAAGCAAGGAATTTTACGATATGGAGCAGTAGCTTTAAGACGTTCATTAACAAGTCCTAGAAGTGCTTATTATTATAAATACAAAAAGTATTATACTAATTTAAAAACAATGACTTACACGTCCAATGCTACTCAAGAGAATTTTCATAAAAGTATATATAATATGCCAGAAGAAATAGAATCCGATCACCAATGGGAGAAGTTAGAATTAATAGATAAGGAGTTGGATAAATTACATTGGTACGATAAAAAAGTATTTGAGTTATATTATGAAGGTAACACTTTAGATAGTTTAGCAGAACAAACCAAAATTAGTAGAAATAGTTTATTTACGACAATAGATAAAGTTAGAGATATATTAAAAAAGGAATTAGCAGATGAATAAGTTTTTTACATCTGATGAAGTGTATAATGACAGGTTAGCTATATGTAAAGAATGTATTTATTATTATAAACCAACAGGACAATGTAAAAGGTGTTTATGTTTCATGAAGATAAAAGCACGAATAGCACCAATGGCGTGTCCAGAAAAGTATTGGAATAAAACAACAACAATAGAAGTACCTAAAGGATTACCAGAAGAATTGATAGAAGAAGTGATTAAAGTATATCCAGATATAAAAAACGGAAGGGCAAAAAATCAAGAGGTTAAGCGTAAAGCAATAGAATTATATAATACAATATACGCAACTAATTATAGCACAGGAACTAATTGCAGCAGTTGTTTAAGTAGTGTATTAAATGGAATTAAAGATATATATAACAAGTATGGGGGGTAATAGTCAACATTTTTCTTTTATTTTTTTTATTCTCTTTGTCGTGAGATTATTACCCTCCATATTTAAAAATTAAAATTTATGTGTATAATAGCAATGATTGTTTTATTTTATATAGTAAGTTATTTATTATTTATTAGCTTTATAGAATATAAAGACACGCAACACCAAAACAAAAAACTAAAAGAAAACTTAAATAAATTTGATAATGAAAAAAACACCAATTCCTGAATACTATATAGGTAAAAAATATAAGTACGAAGCTAGAAAAGTAGTAGAGGATTTCCAACCTAATAATTATAATCTTGGAACTGCTATTACATATTTACTTAGAGCAGGAAAAAAAGCAGGGAATCCAATGGTACAAGACATAAGAAAAGCAATCAACCATTTACATTTTGAATTAGATAGAATACACAATGACACTATATAAATGCGAATGTGGTAAAGAAGAAAAAGAAATAAGTAAAGCAACTATTGTATATAGAGATGGTAATTGGGTTGCTAAAGAAGCATTATGTGGATGTGGTAAGTATATGGATAGTGAACCAGCAGAAGGTATGCCTAACTTAATAAGAACAGAACCAACACTAAGTAATAAAGGAGATAAACTTTGGGATGGTGCTAAAGAAAAACTTACAGGAGAACGTGGAATAAATGAACCCTTTGATTAATGGATAGAAAAAAAAGAACAAAAAGACAAAAAGTTATATTAAATAAAAAGATAATAGAATACTATTTTACTAATCCTCATGCTAACGGATTCAAACTAATAGAAGATAAGTTTGATGTAGATGAAGGTACTATTAGAAATGTATTAAGTAAAGAACTAAAAAGAAGATTTGAAAACGTACAAAGAATAAGAAATTTATAATGAAGTTTGTAATAAAGGATAATAAAGATAAGCAAAGTCTAATAAACTATTTAAAAGAATTAGGTACTGATTATGTAGTAGATGTGAAAAAACAAAGAGAAACAAGGTCAATGGTTCAAAACAACTATTATTGGAAATGTATAGTTCAAGTATTAGGAGAAGAATTGGGCTATTACAATGATGATATGCATAATTGTTTGAAGGCTAAATTTGCAAGTGAATGGAAAAGTGTAAATATAAATGATAAGCAGATTGGTTTACAGGTAATAAATTCTACTGCAAGAATGAACACCAAAGCCTTTGAGATATATGCAGAAACAATACGTATATGGGCATTGAGTGAATTAAACATAAGATTAATGTTACCAAATGAATACAAATAATTTCTATTATATAATATAGAATTGAATAATCAATCTTTTTCAATTATGGATAAACGAATAAATAATGGAGGTGCTAGAAAAGGTGCTGGTCGTAAAAGTAAATCAGAAGAACAAAAGCTAATAGAGAATTTAACACCTATGAATGGTATGGCATTAGATTCTTTACAACAAGGATTAGAGAAAAAAGAACAATGGGCTGTAAAGTTATTCTTTGAATACTTTTATGGTAAACCACAACAAAGAGTAGATGTAACTACAAATGATGAAAGTATTAATATGCCTTTAATTAATTTTGTAGATTCTGGAACTGAATAATAAATATAAACTACTTTTTGAATCTGATGCACGTTATTATATAATAACAGGTGGTAGGGGTTCTGGTAAATCATTTGCAGTAACTGTATTTCTAACATTACTTACTATGAGTAAGAATATTAGGGTATTGTTTACAAGATATACAATGGTATCAGCACATCTATCTATAATACCTGAGTTCTTAGAGAAAATTACTTTACTAGGATTTGAAAATATATTTAGTGTAAATAAAGCTGAGGTATTAAATCTAGGTAATAAGTCAGACATACTATTTAGAGGTATAAAGACATCAGCAGGTAATCAGACAGCTAGTCTAAAATCATTACAAGGTATATCGTGTTGGGTACTAGATGAAGCTGAGGAATTAATAGATGAAGATATATTTGATACTATAGATTTGAGTATTAGAGAAAAAGATGTACAGAATAGAATTATATTAATATTAAATCCTGTTACTAAAGAACATTGGATATATAATAGGTTTTTTCAAGACAAAGGCGTAGAGGCTGGTTTTAATGGCGTTAAAGACAATGTGTGCTATATCCATAGTACATACCTAGATAATATAGAAAACCTCTCTAAGAGTTTCCTAGAGCGTATTAAGACCATAAAGGAACGTAATATAAAAAAGTATAAGCATAAGATACTTGGAGGATGGTTAGATAAAGCAGAAGGTGTAGTATTTGATAATTGGACAATAGGACAATTTAATCCAGATGGACTACAAACATCTTGCGGTATGGACTTTGGATTTAGTGTTGATCCAGATAGTCTAATAGAAGTAGCTATTGATAAAAAGAAAAAGAAAATGTATGTTAAAGAACATATATACAAGAATGGATTAAAATCACATGAATTAGCTAAGATAGTATTAGACAAAGTAGATAATAAACTTATAATAGCTGATAGTGCAGAACCAAGATTGATAGAAGATTTAAAACACTTAGGAGTAAATATAAAACCTGTAAAAAAAGGTACAATAGAAAGTGGTATTACACGTATGCAAGATTATGAATTAGTAGTATGTCCAGAATCAACTAATATTGCTAAGGAGTTGAATAATTATGTATATGCAGATAAAGGTTCTAAGCTATATGTAGATTCCTATAATCACGCTATTGATGCTATAAGATACAACGTAATTTACCATTTAGATAATCCTAATTATGGTAGGTATTTTGTACAGTAAACTAAATATGAACTTTTTCTATTATATATTATGAAAATCAATGTTAAAAAAGAAGGTAAGGTAAAATCTTTTAATTTGATTAAAAGTTGGGATGACGTTACTTTAGATAGTTGGATTAAATTAATGGACTACCAAAAAGGAAGTAAAAGTGAGGAAGCAATAAAATCTATTAGGTTATTATCTGATATGCCTAGAAAACTTGTTAAAGAATTGGCTATAAAAGATATTGCAGTTATAATGGGTAAGGTTGCAGAAATGCAAAAAAAGGCAGATGGCACTTTTAAAAAGATAATAAAAGTAAATGGTGTTGAATATGGTATGCACCCTAATTTGGAAGATATTACATTAGGAGAATGGGCAGATATAGAAACATTTATAAAAGATGGAATAGAAAAGAATATGCCAGAAATAATGTCAGTTCTTTATAGACCTGTATTGGAAAAGAAAAATAAAGCATATACTATACCAGCATATGATGGGAATATAACTATAAGAGCAGAAGAATTTAAGAGTATGAAAGCTGCACAAGTACAATCCTCGCTGGTTTTTTTTTGGAGTTTAGGAAAAGAATTGTTGAAGATTTTGCCATCATATTTAATGGCACAGACAGAGGAGATAAAGAAGGAATTGGAGATCAAGATTTTGCAGAAAAATGGGGTTACTTTGGATTGATGTACAGATTGTGTGGAGGAGATATTAGTAAATTAGAAACAATAACAAGATTAAATGCACTAGAAGCATTTACCTGGTTAAGTTATGAAACAGATTTAGAATCATTAAAAAGAGTTAATATAAATGGCAATTAATAATAAAACATATAATAACGTAATAGATACTTTAAAGAATCTAGGTGAAAATCATTTAATGATTAAAACTACAACAGTTGGAGATATATATGATATAGACCTTGAAAAGAATACATTATATCCATTAATGCACTTAAATCCTGTAAATGTAACCACAACAAGAACAGAATTAATATACAATTTTCAAGTATTTATAATGGACTTAGTAGAAGATGATAATGCAAATGAACAAGAGGTATATAGTGATGTACTACAAGTATGTATAGATATTATTGCAATACTAAGTAATTCAAAATGGCAAAGTCAGTTAGCATTAGATATTGATGCTCCTGTATATTTTGCAGAAGGTAATTTTACTTTAGAACCATTTAAAGAAAGGTTTGATCAATCAGTAACAGGATGGGTATTTAATATAGGATTAACAGTAGAAAATAGTTTCCAATCTTGTACTATACCAATGACAGAAACATATATAGGAAAATGATAAAATTTAAAATAGGAAAATTAACAATACAACTAATACCCCCAAAGATAACTTATGGATTATAACGATATATTAGAGCAATTAGAAGCAATAAGTATTAAACTTGAAACATATAATGATTATCCAAAATCAGCAAGTAATAATGCTTGTAAAGTTTTACGTTGGATTGATGAACATGGTAGAGATGAAGTAAAAGGAATGACAAGAGTAGGCATAACAAGAGCCAACCAGCTCTGCTCCAAAAGTAATATTTCAAGAGACACGATATCACGTATGGCATCATTTAAAAGACATCAAAAAAATGCAGAAATAAATCCAGAATACAAAGCAACACCATGGAAAGACAAAGGATATGTAGCGTGGTTAGGTTGGGGAGGTACAAGCGGTATAGAATGGGCAATTAATAAATTAAAACAAATAGATAAAAAATAATTATGGCAGATTTAACAACAACAATCACAGAATCAGTAACTTTAAACGGAAGTACAAGAGGTTCTACAAATGTAATAACAACAACAGGTATAGTAGATGTATTTGAACGTATATTAACTTGTACGCATAGTCAAACTACAACTATAGCAACATTTGCTGCAACACCTCACGCATCAGCAGGAGCATTAGATGTTGAAAATACTAAATATGTTAGAGTAACTAACTTAAGTGCAGACCAGGATATGAAAGTAGCATTAATAACTACTAATACTAATTACCAGGTTACTGTAAGAGCAGGTGCATCTCATGTATTATTTCAAGCAGAAGAAGGTGCTATTGGTGAAACAGATACATCACCAGCATTTGGAACGCTAGAAGATGTAACAAGTATTCAAGTAAGACCAGCAGCTACAACAGATGTACAAGTAGAAATATTTGTAGGATTGGTATAATGGCAACATCTAATATAGAAAGGTATTTAGAGAGTTTTGGTAAATATATTGTCCAACAGGCAAAGAGCAATTTATCAAAGTCTAAAAAAAATGCAACTAAAGCACTATATGATTCTATACGTTTTGTAGTTAAAAAAACAAATCAAGGATTTAGTGTAAATTTCTATATGTTTGATTATGGTAGTTTTATAGATAAAGGAGTTAGTGGGAATAAAAAAATACAACAATATAAGACGTGGGATAATAGGACAGTAGAAAGTCCTTATAAATATACTAATAAAATACCACCACCATCTATGTTAGAAAAATGGATAAAGACAAGAGGTATAAAAGGAAGAAGTAAGAAAACAGGTAGATTTATTTCTAACAAGTCATTATCTTATGCAATAGCATATAAGATTAAAAGAGATGGTATAAAAAGTACAAGTTTTTTTCAAAGACCACTAATGTTAGGGATGAGAAAATTTAATAAAGAATTATTAAGTAGTGTAGCACAAGATATAAGAAATAGTTTTACAACAACAACAATTAACTAATGGCAAATATAATATTAGAACAACAACCAAAGTATAATCCATTTCCAGCTGCACAAGATGTAATATTTGCAGTATCGGAAAATACTATAATAACACAACAAACAAGAGTAAAATTTATTGCATCAGTTTATGTAAGTTTTGATGCCTCAACATTAGGAGGTGCAGATACATTAGTAGCAACTTTAAAAACAACACCAAATAATGCAGGGGTCGGAATGTTTGATTTAAGACCTATACTAGAAAGCTTTGTTAATTCTGATAATTTACCAGATGGAAATGAGTTAGCAATTATACCAGGTGCAGCACCTGCTAAATATAAAACTAATAATTTTGCTACAAATAATCAGTTTCCATTACATTTAGTTGACCAATTTTGTTTCTCTAATCACACTATGAAATATGTGTCTATTAAATTTCAGGTAGAATACTTGGGAGCAGATGCAACTGCACCTAATGCGGTTAATACAGATGCTGATTTTGAATTTACACCGAACTATTTATTTTATAATGGATATTTAAGCCATACAGACACTTTAGATGTTGGTACATTCTCTAATAACTTTGGATGGAATTTAGAAAATGCAGGATTTGATTTTGGCGGTTCAGCTATTAACTATATTCAAAATTCTACTACATCAAGATTCTTGACTAATTGCCCAGATACATTGTATGCTAGATTAACTGATTATGGTACTATACCTACATTTAATGCAGTAGATAAAAGCTTTACAACAGGAGCACCTCAATCTGGAACGTGCAGATTAGATGTAATAGAAGTTAAAATGTACAATAGTGCAGGGGTACAGTTAGGATCAACATTTGACATAGTTAATAATACAGGTAATGGGGGTTATCATAATAACAACGGTTATACACCAACTAAATATCTATTTGCAGGTGTATTTCCTGCTAACTTAAATAATTGGTCATCTGATTTTCAAGCACAAACCGCAAATCTTAGTTACTATACAATTAGAGGTAAGGGTGCAAATACAACATCTATTACTAAACTATATACAATCCATATAATATGTGATAATTCATTTGGATATGAAGGTATAAGATTAACATGGCTAAATAAATTTGGAGGTTGGGATTATTATACGTTTAATCAAAAATCAGTAAAGTCATTAACTACACAAAAATCTCAATATACACAATTAGGTGGTAGTTGGAATAAACAATCTTATAGACCACATGGATATAAGGGAGGTATGAAAAACTTTAGAGTAAATGCTAAAGAATTAATTAAAGTAAATACTGATTACTTAAATGATGTACAAAGTATATGGATGGAAGAATTGTTAAATAGTCCAGAAGTTTATATAGTTAATCAATATTCAGATGATGATACAGGGGGTATTATTAACAAATACATAGAACCTGTAATAGTAACAACATCTAGCTTTACAAGAAAAACAGTAGCAAACGATAAACTAATACAATATACAATAGATTTAGAACGTAATACAGATTTAAGAACACAAGCAGTATAATATGAGTACACAGTTAATCTTATTCCCACAAAGTTATAATAGTTATGCTTTTACAAGCACACAAAATTTAAACCAATACGCATCTAATATAACTTTTACATCAGCAGCCATAAATACATTTGGAATGTCTTCATATGGAACTGCATGGGCATTTTTAGGTTTATCTAATTATCCTGCTACAGTTGGTAATTGGAGATTGTTTTACACAGATGCTACAAATGCTGATTGGAGTGCCACAACTATACCAACTATAAGCACAAACTCACAAACTCTTACTTTATACTCTAGTGCAGGTACAGGAGCAGAAGGGTCTTTAGCAGGAGTATATCAAAGATTAGATGGATTAACTGTAGGAGCACAATATACATTGACAATAACACATTCTACTTTACCAGCTGGTTCTAAATTTCAAATAGGTTTTCAAGGATTCGGAGTTGTTAATTTTAATGATTCCGCAATAGGAACATCTGGTAATTCACCTACTATAATAGCAGCAAGTGGAAATACAACTACAACTTTAAATTTTACTGCACCATCTGGAGTACCTTTTACTTATTTGTCAGTTGCTTATAACAACACTACAAATCAGACAATAACTATATCTAAAATAAGTGTAACTGAAAACCCTACTAATATACCTTTGACATATAATAATATAGAAGATGGACAAGTAATATGTGATTTATACCAGGAGGAAGATATACCGCTTACATTGAGTGTAGATAATTTTAAAAATGCAGCAGAAAAGACACAAAGTTATTCTAAAGATTTTGACTTACCAGCAACTAAAAGAAATAATAAGATATTTACCCACATATTTGATGTTACTAAAACAATAGAAACTACTTATGATTTTAATCCATATGTAAAAACTAAGGCAATATTAAAACAAAATGGACTATTAATATTTGAAGGATCATTAAGATTGATAGAAATAAAAGATAACAATGGAGAGATAAGTTATAACGTAAACCTATTTGCAGAAACTATTGCTTTAAAAGACACATTAGAAGGAAGGACATTTGCAGAATTGAATCTATCAGAATTAGACCATGCTTATAATTATACTAATATAACGTTGTCTTGGGAGGGTGAGATAGTATTAAATAACAACCTAGCAGCTGATAGTTTTGCATTAGTATCAGGATTAGCAACTAATAAAACGAATGTATTAAAATATCCTTTTTGTGATTGGACAGGAACAATAGATTGCACACAAACAGAACCAGAATTAAGTAGGTTAGAAGATGCTTTTAGACCGTGGATTAGTGTTAAGTATTTATTAGATAATATAGCAAGAAATGCTGGATATACTTTTCAATCTGATTTTTTTGATAGTTCTGATTTTGCTAAATTATACATGGACTTTAATTGGGGTAATGAAGGGGGAGCAGTAGATTTTACCCATACGGGTAGTGCGAATTATAGATTGTTAGACCCTACTAAATATGCAGGTACATCAGCTACAACTTGGCATTTTGAAAGTGATGGTAGCCCAGATGATTTTGACGCTGATACAGGGTGGGATTTAGCATCTAGCACTTTTGTATGTCAGCAAGATAATACGTATTACAGATTAGCAGCTAGATTATATTTTAAGAATATTACAGGTAGTTCAGCAAATGTAAATTACATTAGATGGGTACGTAATAATGCTAGTGGTGTATTTGGAGCAGTAGGAACAAAAACATATTTTAATGCAGATACTAACATTAGTTTATCAGCTGGACAAACAAAGCTTTATTATAGTACTTTAAACCCAGATGTGCCATTAGGAAAATCAGGTTCAGGGTCAGATACATTATATATAGAATGGGAAGCTGATACTGCATCAGCAATTATTCAAGATAATGTGGATATATTGAAAACAAGTTGGATAAATGGGAGAGTATATAATAATGCTGAATTCGTAACATCTATGATTTTTAACACGGAGAGAGGTAAGTTAAAACAATGGGATTTTTTAAATGGTATAATGACAATGTTTAATTTAATAACAATGCCAGACCCTACTAATCCTAATAATATAATCTTTGAACCATATGCAGATATATTTATTAGTGATACATCAGGAACTACTTTAAAAGAACGAAGTATTAAGCATGATTGGACAGACAAAATGGATATATCTAAAATTGACTTAAAGCCAATGGATTTAAAAAGGTCAGTTATATTTAAATATGAAAATGATGAAGAAGATTATGCTTTACAAAAGTATAAAACTGCTGCACAGGGTTTTGAATATGGTAGTTATGAATTTGATGGCTCTACTGCCCAACCAGGAACAAATCAGGTAACTAATCTTACAGGTATTGAAGAAATTATAGCAGAACCATTTGCTCCTACTATTATAAAACCTATACAAGATAATTTCCCTAATTTTTTAATTCCTGTAATATATGGAGCACAGGATGAAGTCACATTTAGTGCCATATCTAACTTACCTAGAATCTTATACAATAATGGTAAGGTATCTGAAAATTTTGATGTACCAGGACAAAATGGTGTAGCAGGAGGAGTTAAAACTGAATATTTACAATTCTCTCACTTTAGCCCATCATTACCTGCAGATGACACGTCACAAGATTATAATTTTGGCTCATGCCCTGTTTTTCCTGGAGTTGTAGGGTTAACGCAACCTATCTATAATTTATATACTGTTTATCATGCTCCTTATTTTGATGAATTATATAATAGGAATACTAGAATCATGACAGTACAGGTTAATCTTAATGCTGCTGATATAAACACCTTTGATTTTAGAGATAAGGTAATGATTAAAAATAGAACATATAGAGTTAATAAGATTGACTATAAACCTAATGCTTTATCAACTGTTGAATTTATACTACTACCATAATGACAAAAATATTAACAAAAACAGGATTTACATTAACACCCGATTCAATTAGTCAGATGGGTACTGTTACTTTTACAGATGGTACTTCTACGGGATTAATAGCAGACCAAAGAACTTGTGAAGCTTATGGATATAGATATAATGTAGCAACAGGAACTTGTAGTGCATTTGCTGCTAATCCAGAAATGGTTATAACAAGTGAAACAAGAAGTCAAATGAATTTAGGCACAGGTAATGGTGCTGAATCTGGATCACAGAATAGCTTTATAGTAGGAACAAAAAACATTAATAAAGGGAAAAATAGCAACAATTTTATGTTAGGTTCTGAACATGAAATAGAAAATGGATTTAATAATTCATCTATATTAGGTGGCTCAAGAGCAATAGTAACAAGAAAAGGAGAAGTTGTAACAGCAGGAGGAGGACAAAGAACACTCACAGATAGTACAAGTGCAGCAACTTTTAATAGTAGAAGGCAATCATCAACAATAGAATTATCAGGTGTTACAATAGATAATACTGCTACAAATTTAACAGTACAAGGAGATGGATCTAGTTTTATTAATGTTAAGAATAATTCAATTATAGGATATGATATTTACATAACTAGATTAGAACTTGGTGGGTCATCAGGAACTGCTGGTAATTACTCATATAGAAATATAAGAGGTGCAGTACAAATAGATGATAGTTATAATATGGCATTTGTAGTAGGGTTTAGTAGGAATATAGCAAAAATAGGACAGAATGGTACTTGTATAATGGTAGATACATCTACAAGTAGCTTAAAATCAATATCAGTAAACGTACAAGATAGAAATAATGTACATAACTTATGGAGTGCCTCAGTAACATTACATGAGGTTATTTCAGAAACAACATTTTAATTATGGCTAAAGAAGTAATAGAAGCAGAAGTAAAATCAAATATAGGAGAAGTAGCAGATGGTATAGAAAAGGCAGCAGATAATACCGAGAAACTATCAAAAGCAACGGATGATGGTACAAAAGGATTTCAAGGCATGGGTAAAGCTATCAAAGGTATTGGAAATGCCTTAAAAGCAGCAGGTATTGGTCTTGTAGTTGGATTGTTTGCTAAACTCTTAGATGTATTTAGACAAAATCAAAAAGTGTTAGATACATTTAATGGTGCTATGGAATTTTTAAGTATTGTATTTAATGACTTTTTTAAATTCTTAGAAAACAATGTTAATACTGCAACAAGTGTTATGGATAAGCTGTTTGGAAATACAGCAGTACAACAGGTATTACAATTTGGTAAGATGCTTAGTGTAGAGATTATAACTAGAATAAAAAATCTTATTGAAGGGGTTGGTTTATTAGGTAAAGGGTTAATACAACTATTTAAAGGGGATTTTGAAGGTGCATTAACATCATCTACAGAAGCATTAGCAAACTTTAAAGATACTCTAACAGGTAACGTTGAGGAAACTGTAAAGATGGAGGAAACAATAACAAAGGTTACTAATAAAATTAAAGATTATGCAAAGTCTACATTAGACGCTGCAAAATCAATAGTAGAACTTAATAAAGCAGCAGAATTAGCAGCAGTAAAAAATCAAAAAATAATAGAGCAAAAAGACAGGGAAGCAGAATTACAAAGGCAAATACGTGATGATGAAAGTAAAACATTTGAACAAAGGATAGAAGCTAATGAAAAGTTAGGTGTTATATTACAAGAACAAGAAAAACTTATGTTAGCAAATGCAGAAGCAATAGTAAAAGCAGCTCAAGCACAAAAAGATAAAAATGGAAGTGATGAAAATAAGATAGCATTAATACAAGCAGAAACAGAAAAAGAAGCAGTATTAGCACAAATAACAGGATTCAAATCTGAACAATTAGTTAATCAAGTATCATTAGAAAGAGAACAAGCAGAATTTAATAAAGAAGCTACACAACTTGCAATAGATAATGCCAATGCTCAATTATCAGCATATGGTCAGTTAGCAGGTGCATTAAGTGCTTTAGCAGGAGAAAATAAAGAGTTAGCAGTTGCACAAGCAATTATTGACACATATGTAGGTGCAAATAAAGCTTTTGCACAAGGAGGTACATTAGGATTTGTTACAGGTGCAGCAATTATAGCATCTGGATTAGCTAACGTAAGAAAAATAATGTCTACAGATGTTGGTGGTGCAGGTGGAGGTGGAGGTATGAGTGCAGCAACACCAGCTCCAGAAATGACAAGTGGTGCTTTTGATCTTAGCGGTGTAAGTAAACCAGAACCTGTACAAGCATTTGTAGTAGCAGACGATATGACCAACACTCAAGACAAGTTAGCAACAATTAGAAGAAGAAGTACAATTTAAAAATCAAATAAATATTAATTTAATCTATTATATAATATGCCTTGTAAAAAATGTAAAGACGGAAAATATAAGTATGGTAATACAGGAGAATGTAAGTATGCCACTAAAGACGAATGTGAAAAAGCTAATCCTAAAAAATATAGTGATATGAAAAACACACCAACACCATTAGGTAAAAAGACCTATGCAGAATACGAAAAAGAATTAAAAGAATTTAATTTAAGTGCTACATATAGAGTAGAGTTAGGTTTGGCAGATGATGTAGAGAAACAAACTTTACAAGCCAAAGAAATATTATCTAAATTAAAAGAACAAAAGAAAAGAATTGATTCTATTGGAAAATTAAGCGAAAAGGCTTCAAAAGATAGAGAGAAGAAAAAAGATAATTCAAGAAAAGCAGCAGATAAATATTTTGATTTGCAAGATAAATATGAAAAAGCACAAGTAAATTATGATGACGCAGAAGAAGAATTAGATAGGTCAATGAAAAGATTGGTAGAACTTGATGATGAAATTAAAAAATCAACAGGTATTTTTGATAAAGAAAAATCAAAGGGTTCTAAATTAGCAACTACATTAAGAAAGAACCTAGACAAATTAGAAAAAGCTGCAAAAGAATTAGGAGTTAAATTACCTACTGCACAAGCTACAAAAGTATTAGACCAATTAACCGCTTTAATATAATATGAAAAAGAAACCTACAAAAATAGTTGAATTAGTTATAGAAGAAAACAACGAAATGTTAGCAATAGATGCTATTAGTTTAGTATCAGCACCAGCAATAGAACAGGACTTTGTATTTTTTGGAAAAGAAAAACACAATCTTACATTTGCAAAAGTAGATGAAGAAAAACGTATGTTAGTTAGTCCAGCACTAATACCTAACAAACAAATATTTAGATATGATCCTAATACTGATAGTGAGTATTATGTGTACTTTAGTAAAGATACAGTAAGAAAAGCTAGTGAGTTATATCTAAAGCATAACAATCACCATAAAGCAACGTATGAACATAATGAAAGAGTATCTGGTGTATTAACTACAGAAAGCTGGATAAAAGAAGGTGACCAAGACAAATCTAAAATGTATGGATATGACCTGCCAAATGGAACGTGGTTTGTTAAGATGCGTATAGATAATGATGATTTATGGCAAAAGATAAAAGATGGAGAATTGAAAGGACTAAGTATAGAAGGGTACTTTGTAGATAAAATGCAAAAGATGTCAGAAACACAACCTACAGACCAAGAAATACTAACAGCTTTAAATGAGATAATACAAGAATCTAATAAACCACAAAAGGTTGAATTAGGTATTATTGATGACTTAAAAAAAGATGTAGAAAAAGCAAGAAAAGAAGTAGAAAGTGCAGAAAGATTACATAAAGCAGCCGAAAAAGATAATAATGAAGTAAATAAATTGTCAGGTCAATATATTGACTTAAAAGCAAAAGCAGACAAAAAAAGAAAAGACATGAAAGGTCTTATAGATTTTTCTAAAGAAAAGATAAAAGAATCAAAATCTTTATTGTCTAAAAGTAAAAAAACCGCTTCAACAATTGAAAAACAATTAAAAGATTTAGGATTAGATAACAAAGTAATTTCGTCACAATTAAGTGAAATAGATAAATTAAATTCTACATTAAAATCTTTAGATTTTGGTTTTATTAATGATTTACCATTTTAAAATTCAAAAATCAAATAAAAGAATAGATATTCTATTATATATTATAAACTTAAATTTAAGATAAATATTATGGACATAAAAAAACAAATCAAAATAGCTTTAGGACTTGATACAGAAGAAGTAGTATTAGGCTTTCAAGCTAAAACAGAAGATGGTACTATAATAGTATCTACTGCTGAAGAATTAGAAGCAGGTGTAGACATTTCAGTATTAACTGAAGATGGAACTACAATAGCATTACCACCAGGAACTTATAAACTTGACACAGGCGTATCTTTTAGAGTTGAAGAAGAAGGTATTGTTGGTGAAGTTATAGAATCAGAAACAGAAGAAGAAGATACTGCTGAAGAATTAGCAGAAGAAGATAAGGATGATTATGATGAAGAAGCTGATGTAGCTGATTGGAAAGGTATGGAGAAAAGAATCAAAAACCTAGAAGATGCAGTAGCAGATCTTAAAAGAGAAATAGGAGAAACAGGAGATGTAGAAGAAATGACAGAAGAAACTGTTGAAGAAACTACTGAACCATCTAAAAATCCTAAAACAATTAAAACAACTGAAGTAGTTGAATTTTCAGCAGAAGATGAAATTAAGAAATTAAAAGCTGAAAACGAAAAACTTAAAACTGAATTAGCAGAAAGTCCAGCGGATGCACCTGTTAATACTAATAAATTTAGTGCAGATAAACCAGCACTAACAAGAAAAC